ACGAGACGTTGCGCAAAACTCCGTCTCGTACATCGCTCAAGATTTCCTGAGCGAATGGGTTGCGGCTGAACCGCACACGGGCATAACCACGCCGGCGTTTGCCGTTGATATATGCCCGCTCCACAACCCCAATCACTCGATCAGGATTGTGGTTGAACAACAGCGGAGCGCCATCATTCAAGCGACTCAAATCAGCTGCATCGCCCTCGTGGCTCAGGATTTCGTTGCCGAAGTACCGAGCCACTGGATACTCCGAGCTGAAGGGGAACTCATAAATGCGTTCCTCCACCTCATCAAACGCAGTCATCTCGCTGCGCTGATACTTGCCCGTCAGGCTGCGCAGTGCAGCGATCTTGCTCAGCGTCGAGAACTTATGGCCGACCAGCGTTTCGGTCGCCTCCCAGCCATCTTCACCTTCGCGGTAGATGCGGATCAACGCAGCAGGATCCTCGGCCGTGGCTTCAATGCTGAACTCAGTGTCGGGTACGCCCAGTGTGCCCTCACGCATCACATGCTCAATCCGCCCGCGAGCAGTGCCGCCACTTGAATCCCACTGCACGAAGTCACCCTCGCTCAGCTCATTAGCTGCAGCGCGTGCAGCCTCGCCATCGCCGGTGGCCTCCTCGAACTCAATCGGGCTGAAGTCATGCTCAGCCAACCACGCCCGTGCTTCAGCTGCGGAATATCGGGCGCTGTTGAAACGGATCGCTTGGATCTCGCTCACGCCTTCCTTGATTCCGTAGATGAAGTCAATACCTGAGCCGCCCGCATCGTTCTCTCGACGCAACGAGTCATACTGCCCAGGATCAGTCAACCGCGCAGCATGTTCGTTCGGATAGGGGCGCTCTAATTCCACGGCGCTTCTTTCTTGTAATGCTTTGATTCTATCCGCTTTGCTGCTAGCCCATATCTGACCAGCATCGCCGCCCCATGCAGCCCATGCCACACGCCCAGCTGATGGATAGCCATCCTCGCCAGGGCTGAATCCTTCGCCCTGCTTGTCCACCTCATGGCGCGCGAACCATGCCGCCATCGTGATCACTGTGTCGGCACTCAGCTCATCACCGCTCAGGATCTGCCCAGCGCGGCGGGCCGCCACCTCAGTTCCACCAGCTCGCCCCTCATCCTTCCATTCCCGATACCGTTGCGCCTCTTCCTTCATGCCATCAGTAGGCATCAGGTCGATCTCTTGGCCCTCAACGGTTGCCATCAATCCTCAGGCGCCTCGGTTGGATCCTCAAGCACCGACAGCTCCTCGTACTCCTCCTCCTCAACGGGCCGCTCTGTCTCCTCAAATGCCGGCACCGCACCCATGCCCAATGGTGCCTGCACCGCGCCGCCTTCCGTCACCTCACTCGGGTCGGTATCGGTCACGATGTCCATCTCATCGAGCATCGCCAGCTCCGCCTGACGGGCCACCAGCACATCCTCAAGATCACCGCCCTGCTCAGCAATCACCTGGCCCAGCGTCTTGAAGCCGCACCGCACCGCAGTCTTATAAGCATCTACCTCACGCTGCGGATCTACCCACTCCCAGCTGCGAGGCACCCACCTGCTAGCACGATAGCGATCAGGGTTGGTCTCATAACCAGGCAGGCTCAACGCACCGCTCAGCACCGCCATATCAAGCCACTTCTCAAACACCTGCTGGTGGAAGTTCTCGATCATGTAACGCTGCAGCACACGATAGGTGTCGCGCTCCTCAAGCAAACTCAGCCGGCTGCTGCTGTAGTTGCTCTCTGAGAAGTTCTTGCTGATGCTCTCGAACGACACGCCCACACCAGCCGCCACTGCACGCAACATCGAACGGGTGAACGGCTCAAGCTGACCGTCCGGGCTGTTAAGATCCGGCACCGTCACGCTTTCGCCGGGCTGCAGATACTTGAACACACCAGGCTGAAACTCACTGACCCGCTCGCCCTCATACACCTCATCTCCCACCAGCTCGCCCTCAGGGCTGGTGATGAAGCCCATCAGTGCGCTGCTCGCCCGAGCACGCACCACCTCGGCTTCCTCATAGCCCTGCAGCATGTGCAGCCGCATCAGCGCCGACGCAAACCACGTCACGCCCCTGGTCTGCCCCGGCCGCTCAGGCAGGAACAGATGGATCACCTCATCAGCAGGCACCCGCACACGCTTGCCATTGGTGCGCGTGTTCCCGGCATAGGTATCACCGGGATGGTTCGCGTAGAAGTGATAAGCCTGCGGCCGCAGATAGCTATCAACCTCGATGCCCATCCGCACCGTGTTGCCATCCTTCGCCTGCGGCACATCATCATCAATCAGATAATCCGCCTCAAGGATCTGCAGCGCAAACGGCACACGGCTATCACCGAACGGCCGCTTGATCATCCGCACGAACACCTCGCCCGACTCCGCCAAGCTGCGCACCAGCAGCCGCTCGATGTCGTGGAAGCCCAGGATCCCGCTCACATCACAGCGGCTCTTGTGCATCCACCGCTCCCATTCCTCATGGATGCGGCCATTAATAGCCTCATCCAACCGGCCGCCACGCAGCATCCGCACCTGTCCTTGGTGCCTGATGCCATGCCCGATCACATTGTTCTGGATCGCCCTGACCGCCTGCCGCGCATAGTCGTTATCACGGCACAGCTGCCGCGCACGGTTGCGCAGACTCTTGAAGCTCGACTTGATCTCGCTGTCGGCGCTGGTGCCGCTTGTCACCCAGTCAGCCGTCAGCCTGCTAACGCGCGCACCCTGATATGCCCGCTGCCGCGGCCGCATTGGCTCGAAGCCCATTGCCTTGAACAGCCGCGTGCGCAGTCCCATCAGAACCTCACGAACAGATTGTGGGGATTGCCCAGGCCATTAGCAATCAGATCAGCCATCTGCTCACGCTTCACCTCAGCCTTCAGCTTGCTTTCAAGCTCAAGCAGATCCTTCAGATCGTACTTGCTCAGGCTCCGGTTGCCGATCGTGTATTGCTTGACAACACCGCCCGAGACGATCGCGCGGATCGCAGCCTGCACTGCATCGAGATCCTTCTGCGCTTGGCTCCGGCCATCCAATGCAGCAGGCGTGCCCGCATAGCTCAGCGCCGCAACCACCGTCAGCTGGCCGCTGCCCAGCGTGATCGTGCTACCCGTCTTGGTGGCAACTGCTTGCCAGTACCAAGTGCCAGCATCAAAACCAGCACTGGTGGCCGCGGCGATGCTGAACTGCCAGCCGGTGCCATACGCAGTGCCGACTACCGTCGCGCCCTCGCTAGCCGTATTCGTCCGCAAGTAGTAGGTCAGCGTGTAATCAGCACTGCCCACCACATTGCCCAGATTGTCGGCACCCTCAACGTCCCGCCACTGGATCGTGTCGCCTGCCCTGATCTCGCTCGGGATGTTCACGGCCTACCAGTTGCTCACAAAGCCACTAGCAGCCCCGGAGGTGGGCTGCTTCCTTGATCTTAGCGGTGCTTTCTCGCCAGTCTCCAAGCGATCACGCAACTGCTGCCACATCGTCGCGCGGTTGAACTTTCGATAGCTCAGCTGCAATGCCGCATAGGCATAAACCGCACAATCCAGCGCCTCATTCCGGTCGCCTGATTTCTTTACCCACTCGCGCACAGGGAATCCCTTGAGATACCGCAGCGTCTGCTTCTCAGCCGTCAGTTGCTTGAAATACTCCGCATCGGCAGCCATCCCAAATCGCAATCCGCCTGGCCCATCCTCGTTGTGTTTCAGCCTTCCGAACAGCGTTGTCTTGATCGTGTCGCTGCCGACGCTATACAGCGTCACACCACGCTTCACGATCCGCCCCTTCCAATTCACGTCCACCTTGTTGCCCTTGCTCACAGCCGCACTGCCGCGCTTGCTGCTGCCCTTGATCGCCACAACGCCTTGGCGCACACGATCACGCACATAGTTGTAGACCTCATGGGTGCAATGACCGCCAGAGTCAACCGCGATCTGGCTCAGCTTCAATGCCTTCCCGCCTTCAGCCGACCACTCCGTAGCAATCACCTGATCCAGCTGCGCCCATACCTCAGTCTGCGTCGGGTCACCCATCAGCTCCTGATGCCACACCAGCCAGCCGGTCTCGCCCTCGCCCCATCCCCACACGCTCACCGCCAGTCGGTTGTCCTGCACGTCCACTCCAGCCGTGAGTAGCAACACCCCATCCGGGCACACTCCCGCCTCATACTCCAACCGCTTGGCCATCAAGCCATCGGCGCTCACCTTGCTGGCATAGTCCTCCTCCCAGGTCTCCGCCAAACGGGTGTTCACAAACGACTTCAGCATCGGTGCATCAGCCTTCGCCCGTAGGAAGTCGTCCACCATGTCCGCCCAACTCAGCCAGCCCAGCGGTGAATACAGCCCGCTCAGCTGAAAGCCAGCCGTCTTGCCATCGCTCGGTGCTGTCGCCCGCCATTCACCCTTCCGCAGCATCGCCGGCTTGTGGATCTCCGCGAATCGCTCGCGGCACGCTTCGCACTCATACACCGCTGTCGCCGGATCGTTGTTGTCCCACTTCAGCTGCGGCCACTTCAGCCACTGCATCTCCCCGCAACTCGGGCACGGTACATAGAACCGCCGTTGATCACTCCGCTGATACTCCGCCTCGATCCGGCTAAAGTCCTTCACCGTTGGCGTACTAGTCAGCAAAATCTTCCGCCGCGCAAACGTCGTCGCCCGCTTCTCCGCCAAACTCACCGGGTCGCCCTCGCCATCCACATCAGCCGGGAAGGCATCCACCTCATCCATGAAGATGTAGCGGCACGGCGTAGACCGCAAACCCGTCGCACTATTCGCCCCGGTCAGCAGCATCATCCCGCCCGGAAACTCCTTGGCGAACATCGTGTTGCCCGAGTCGCGCGCCCTGGCCGGCGCGATCCGCTCAGACAGGCAAGGCGTTTCAGTAATCAAACTTTCAAGCCGTTGCTTTGATAACCGCTTTGCCATTTCAACGGTCGGCTGCACCAGCAACATCGGCCCCGGTGCATGGGCGATCACATAGCCCAACCAGTTGCTGCCGCTCTCCGTCTTGCCCGTCTGCGCCGCGAACATCATCACCACCCGCTGCACGTTGCTAGTGGTGCTCAGCTCATCCATCGGCTCCTTCAAGTAAGGCGTTCTTCCCGTCCGCCACGGCCCAGGCTCCGCCGATGCCTTGCTGCTCAGCCGCCGGTGTTTGTCCGCCCACTCACTCACCGTCAACGGAGGCTCCGGCCGCAGGCCGTCCATGAACGCGGTCTGCCAGACGCTCATGCGAACAGATCGGCCTGAGCGCCGAACCCTTGAGCATCCGCAATGCGCCGCTGCGATAGCTCCAAGAATTCAGGTTCGCGCTCGATGCCGACAAAGCGGTAGCCGTTCTGCGCCGCGACTACGCCAGTGGTGCCGCTACCCATGAACGGGTCGAGCACCACGCCGCCCTCAGGCGGTGCTAAGAAATCCAGCGCGCGCTGGATCAGTTCAACCGGCTTCTCTGCTTGGTGCCCGGTCTTGCGTTGTGTCGGCCCCCACTTCACGCGCCACACGTCATAGACCGAGCGGTTCACTGGCTTCCACTCCGGCATCCTCGCCGCCACGAAGCACTCGTAGGAATGGCGCAGCATGTAGCCCATGCCTAGCTGTTCCTTATCCCAAATGCCAACGCCGCCAAACGACAGCGGCGAGCCGCAGGCTGCACGCTCGCACGCCATGGCACCGCGCCAGTCGATTGTCAGGAACGCTGCGCCTGTGGGCTTTAGCACCCGTGCCAACTCTCCCCAGATCTGACGCATCCACAGATCAAAGAACTGCCGTTCATCCGGAATGGCCGCCACACGGCTCACCCTGCTGCTGCCAGTGCCCGTATTCAGATAAGGCGGGTCAGTAATCACCGCATCGACCGACGCTGCCTCCAGCGTGGCTAACACTTCTAAGCAATCGCCAAGTCGAAGATCAATCATCAGCCAAGTCTGACATCTGTGTGAGCGACTGCAACGCATCACGGTGCTCATCACTGAGCAACTGATGGATCACCACCGGATCGGTCTCGCCCGCCAGCTGATGCGAGAGCCGGTCGGCCAGATTACTCAGCGCCTCACGCACACTCCGCCCAACCTGAAACGCGCTCTTTTTCACCTCATCAGCTGGCACCAATTCACCACGCTGTTGCGCCACCTGCAGCTTCGCTAGCTCCGCCTGGTAATGCTCACGCCGCGCTCGGCTTTCGTTCAGCTCAGGAATCGCATCATCAGGCAGCGAGTTGACGCGCGCCTTCAGCTCACGCTCATCAGCTGGTGGTGGCGCCTCCACATCATCCGGCTCATCCACCAACGCGTTGTTGTTTTTCAGCGTGTTCTTCCGCCATAACTCCAACGCCAAATCACGATCCAGCCATTTCTTGCCATCCTTCTCCACCACTGCACCAGCGATGCGGCTCTTGCTCGCATGGGTAACCGCACCCTTGCTGCAGCCTTTGATGTACGCGAACTCGCTGAACGTGACCAGCAAAAGTTGAACGTGTTTAATCTCTCTAAACAGATACTAAACCGCCCTAAACTGCTTTAAGGGGATCCCGTTTTAAGTCTCGGTGAGATCCCTTGCGCCGCAAGGCTTTAGAGCGTTTTGTTGCTGACGCTAGAGAAAAAACGCGCGTTTGGACGACCCGCAGTGTTTGGCGCAGGAAGGACCCAAAGAGGCCGCCCCCTGCCTTTGCAAGGTGCCTGCAATGCGTTTTAGGTATCCCATGCCCATGCGTGCTTTGATCGGCCTTGCAGCGCCTCCTAGGCGCCTCTCAGCGCGCCGTTGCTAGCGCGCGCTCCAATGCGCTCTTGAAGTACGCCCCATAGCGCCGCTCATAGACCTTGCTCACCACATCCAGCATCGGGAAGCGGGGTGAGTAGCTCGCACGCTCGACCATCACCAGCATCGGCTTGATCGTCCGCCCTTTGCGCTGGTAGATGCCAGGCCCAATGCCTTGCCTGTTCCCAGGCTTGGCCACGAAGTAGTCAGTGCCCAGCCCTGCGGTGATCTTCCTGATTGCAGCCAGGCTCACGTTGCCTGATGCGTTGAGCCTTGCCCCTGCACCAGGCACCAAGCGCCCCTCACCAATGCGCCCCTCGAACGGCTTGATGCCGCGCAGACCACCTGTGATCTGCGTGCGCAGGTAACGCGCCCGCTTCACCTCAGTGCCAACCACCACCTCCAGCTCGCGCTTAGTGCTCTTCTCCACGCCAAAGCCCTTCTGCGTGAACGTGGTGGGCTTGTCGAAGTACTGCCTGGTCGCACCACTCAGCGATGTCTTGGCATCGAAGGCCGTGTCGTTCAACGCCTTGCTGATCGCGAACGGCAGCTGCTTGGCCAGAGCAGCAGACCATCCCGCAGCCCGACCGATGTCGGTGGTGAGGTCGAGGTTGAGGAGGCCGGCCATGGGTCAAGCGTAGGCAGCGTTACGGGCGTAACAGGGCGTAACAAGATCCGTAACATCGAGACCCCCACCAGCGCAGGGCATCTGCCCCTCTTGTTACGTAGTTACTTCTATTTATAGAAATATATATATATAAGAGAGAGGGGCTGAGAGAGGGGGTGTGTGGCTCTCTCTTTATATGTGTGTATATGTTTGGGAAAAAGCCGTAACACCGTAACAACTGGGCCAAATCCCTTGCAGCGCAAGGTGTTACGCTGTAACAAGCGCCCGTTACAAGTCGCTGATCTGTAACGCCACAGCCCTGGATAGGGTGCCTGCGCCCTTGAAACGCATCGGTTCGGCCTTGGTCGCGCCCTTGAGCCTGGACAGGATCGTGCTCCAACTATGAGACCACTGCGTCTCACGGAGCATGGTTGCGATGGCCTCAGCGGTGTTGCTCACGAACAAGGTGCCAGCCTCTGCATCGACCTTCAGGCCATGGCGCTCAAGGGTGTTACGAGCGGCTGCAGGCGCCACATCAATATCTGTTGCATGGTGCATAGCGATCTCGACCAGCTCGCCAACTGTGCGGTTGCAGGTCTTCTCATCGGTCTCCACTCGCAGTTGATGCTGAAGGATGCGGTTGATACATCGCTTCTCATCTGGTGTTTCAGTGGCCTGCGTGTATGGCTCCCATTGATTTGACGCGATGAGCTGACGCGCTTGGTCATCGGTTGGCACTGTGCTGTGCATAAGAGACCAGGCGCCGGCCAGCAAAGTGCCGTATTGGTCGCCAAGGCGCTGGCTGTCGAAGTGTTCAGCAGCGATGCGCGTGAACACGCGAACGGATTGCCTGATCACCGGGATGAGCGAGACAGTGCGAGCGATAAGGCGTTTGCCGGTCTCTGAGGTGATCCACTGGTCGAGGTCTTTGTCGAGGTCTTGCCAGTGTTTAAGGCGCTCCTCCTTAGCCAGTTCCGTTGGATTGCGAAGTGTGAGTTGCGCGAAACGTGATCGGTCTGCACCTTGCTTTAAGGCCGTTGCAATCGAGGACATCATGAACATCGAGCGGATGTTGAACCTCGTCACATCACCCGTTGGACTGCCCTTGAGCATGGTGGCTTGAGATTCGCTGGACGCGACACGCGCCAAGGCAAGGATGTTTTGCATCCTGATTTGATCTGATTTCTCGTTGGATTCAGCCTCATCAAAAACAACGGGCAGAGCGTCACAGCGAAGCTCTTGGCGCAAGCCGGCCTCGGTGGTGTTGCCAGCCACGATCAGCCCCATGTCAGCAAGGAGCGGGGCGACATAGCGATCAAGGATGGCGGACTTACCGGATCCTGCAGATGCGGTTAGCCATATGTGCGGCCGCCATGGAAGAGCACCGCAGATCGGCGCCAAGGCAACCCACCCAGCCAGCAATAGACCCGATGCTGGAACTTCCCAATGAAAGCGTTGGGCAATTAAAAGGATGACTGCTGCATCTTCGTCGATGAGGGGTTTGGCGTTATCGGGTCCATGTAACGACTTCAGGCGCTGATAGAGGTAAAGGCTGTCGATAGGTTTAAGCACTGGCTGGGAAGTGCCATCGACGATGAGGCGATCGCCGAGATGAAGGACGGTGCGCTTGTCATCCCACCATGCTCCACGGCCTCTGATGCGATCGGGATTGTATGGGCCATTTATTGCGGCGAGGCTGAATAAAGATGATGCGGCTTTTACCCAGTCAACGCCGCCGCGGTCACCGCCTGCCATTTGCTTCCAGTATTCAAGATCAGCAAGGGCGACCAAGTTGGTGCCGGTATGTGATCCACGACTGATGCGTACTACCTGGCCGCTTTGATGTGGCTGGTAGTAGTAGTTGTCGCCGTCATAGCCAAGGCAGGTGAAATGAATGTTGCCATCTAGATCTGGCAGATCTGGATCGGTCTCGGGTTCAGGTTCCGGCAGCGGTTCGTCGACCAGCTGGAGCGGGGCGGAGACGTTGGCCTTGATGTAGGCCGCGGCCTCCTCTGGCGTCCAGGTTGCGTCTGCTAGATCCCAGCCTTCAGGTGCGTCGGCTGGCGGGGTGACCATCTGCACGCGGTCAGCTGGCAGGCGGAGCAGCAGCTGCGCGAGCTTGTCCATAGCCTGCTGGCCAACGTCATCAGCATCAGGCCAGAGGATGATGCGGCGGCCGATGAGTGGTGACCAGTCGGCCTTGTCAATGGCCTTGCAGCCTGATGGCCAGGTTGTGGCAACAGCTTTCGGGTAAAGCCTGGCTGCTGCATCAGCTGCCTTCTCACCTTCAACGATCAGCACGGTGCAATGACGTGTGCGGATTTGATCGAGATTGAGCAGCGGCCGCGGCGCTGGTGGCGCCTTCCACTCCCAGCGGGTGCCTGACCACCAGAGGGGGCGGATCTTCTTGCCGGGAAAGCGGCAGACCAGGAAGGTGTCGCTGTAGTGCCAGACGTGCTCGGCGCCTTTGGTGGGTGGCTCGGGGCGCTCAGGGGCGATGCCAAGGTGTTGCTCGATGCGACGGGCGGCATCCTTGAACTCCCATCCGGTGCGGCGCATTAGGAGATCCATGCCGGTGCCACCGCCACCTGCTTGGTCTTTACCGCCGCATTTATTGCAGTACCAAGATCCAGTGCCGTCTTGATCATCGAAGCGGTAACGGTCTTTGCCGCCGCACAACGGGCAGGGCTGGTGCTTGTCGGTGAGCTGAGTGGCGGATAGTCCTGCAAGGGCGCCAAGTATCGACGGCCAATGGCCGTTGGCGTGCTCAATGAGTTTGTTCATTTGCTGATCTTGAGGACAAATTGCTGGACTGCTTCCTTCGACTCTCGCTTCTCTTTTCGGCGAGCATCTGCAATCATCTGCAAACGTTCAGGCCAGAGGCGTTCGGCTTTTTCGAGCAACGATGCCTGCAAGGCGTGATCAAGTTTGCTGATGCGCTCTAGCTCTTCGGGATCGTTCTCGCCTGTGAAGCAGTGATAGAGAAGTTCAGGTGTCAGCCACTTGTATAGATCTGAGATGAAACGATCGCGCACGCGATTTGGCTGACTCATTTTGTTGTTTTCTCCATGGCTGCGTTGATGAGTTGCCTGACAAAAGCGGATCGAGAAATCAACGCGCCAGCCTGCTGATCTAGCCAAGCAATCTGCGCCGGAGGTAGATCAATGGTGATGGTGCGGCGCTGTGGGCGCTTTGGCTGCATGGGTTGCGCTGGGGGATCGCCGGGGAAAGACTAGCCATCTAACGCGGGTTGGCAAGCTATCCCACAATTTCATTTGCGTCGCGCACTGAGCGGGCCACACCAGCGATGCCACCGGCAGTGCGAACGGCACCGAGCCATGCGTGCTGAGCGGGCGATAGGCGGCCTGCTGGTGTCTTGACTTCGATGGAGGTGAAGACGGCCAGCTGCTGCCCGACCATCTCAGGGGTAATGGTGATGGTGCGCCAGCCGATGAGGTCTGCAGAACCACGAGCCAGGCCGAACTGAACGGGGCGGCCGGTGCGTGGATCCGGCAGGGTGCCGGTGTTGTTGCGGAACAGGCGGAGATCAGGCCTTGTGCCGAGTGCGAGACGGATGCGCTGCTGAATGTCGGTTTCAGCGTTGGCCACGCGCTTGATGGACCCGGTATGCCCAGGCTGGACTGTAGCCGCGTTCCTTGGCTAGGGCGAGGAGCTGCGGGAGGGTGCGGGCTTGCCCTTGGCTGCGTCGGGCTTGGCGCATCTCGGTGCGGCGGAGTTCCTGCAGCTCACCTGCCAGCTGTTGGATTTTGCGTGATTTGATCGGTGCGCATTGTGCGCCGCAGACTGGGCAGATCGGCGCGGGCTTGAAGGCTGCGTAGCACTCGGGGCATGTGCGCACTGATGGTGCTGCTGTGCCTGCGGTGCGCCTGATGCCATCGTCGAGTGTCCAATCACGGTGATCATCCGGGAAGCCATGGCGGGTGACATTGCCAACGTGGTCGAGGATCAGGGCAGCTTGCTTGCCAGGTGCTGGGCGTAGCACGCGACCGACCTGCTGCAGGTAGAGGCCGAGTGACTTGGTGGGGCGCAGGAGGATTGCGACACTGGCGGCTGGCACATCGAAACCCTCACTAACCACATCGACGGTCACCAATATCTGCAGCAGGCCGGCACCAAAGTCTGCAACGACCTGATCACGGTCGGTGGTGGTACCAAGAAGTAGTACCGCGCGGATGCCTGCGGCCAGAAACGCAGCGCAAACGGATTTGGCGTGGGCAATATTGCAGCAGAACGCGATCGCCTGCTGGCCTGCTGCGAGGCGCTGGTAGTGCGCGATGGCATCACCAGTGACAGTCGGGCGATCCATTGCTGCTGCGGCCTGATCGTTGGCGTAGTCACCAGCTCGGGTGCGGATGCCGGATAGGTCGGCAACCTGGGGTGGTGCATAGATCCGTGCCGAGGTGAGGTAGCCGGCGGAGACGAGATCCGCCATGGATGGACCAAGCACCAAGTGATCGAACGCACTGCGGAGGCCGCGGCCATCGAGGCGGCATGGAGTAGCGGTGACACCGAGGCGGTAGGCGGTTGGCCAGTGCTGCAGAGTGCGCTCCCATTGGCCGGCGGTGGCGTGATGCGCTTCGTCGATGATGATCAGATCCGGCTGCCAGTCGATGCGGGACAGGCGGCGCGCGATCGTCTGCACTGAGGCGACCTGAACTGGTTGGCAACTGGTTGGAATCCCAGCAGCAATCAAGCCATGGTTGAGCCCTGCAGCGGTGAGCTTGGAGCTGGCTTGACGGAGCAGTTCACGGCGGTGGACCAAGATTAGCACCCGGCGGCCACGTTCAACTGCGCTGGCGGTGATAGCACTAAAAACCACTGTTTTGCCCATCCCGCATGGACCCACTAGTAATGGGGCATGAGCGCCAAATCGAAATGCCTGTCGTAGATCATGGATTGCTTGAATTTGGTAAGGGCGAAGATCAATAGCCATGTTTAGCTTTTCTAGCCGCCAACATTTCACTTTTGTGCAATTTCATGTGCTCTGATTGAGTCATTACTTTAAGATTTGCTGGATTGTTATTGTGCTTATCTCCATCTATATGATGCACAATCTCGCCTCGCTCTAGCGGTCTTCCAAGCATCTGCTCTGCAATGATTCGATGTTCATGGCGGCCATAAAATTTTCTATAGGTGTTTTCTTTAATTGCATCAAACCGAGCGAGTTGAGCTGCTCGATTGTTTGCTCGACGTTGAGCTTCTGGGGTAATAAAATTGGGATCTCCATAGCGGCGCATCCTTTGCGCGTGCAATCCGCACATGCCGCGGGCTCCTTTGCTGGTGTCGTTCTGGCAGCCATCAATGCAGCATTGCTTAGCCATGAGGAACTTAGCGATTCCGGCCACTGTAGGCGATTACGTCCAGATTGCATGGGGTTGCACTCGATGGCAACAGGCTATAGGGTGCCGCAAGTCGCCACACCCTATGGAGAACGCCGACTACCACGCGCACCCTGCGATCTCAAAGTCGCATTTGGATCTCATCGCGCGATCCCCGTTGCACTACTGGGCGCGCTACATCGACCCGAAGCGGGTCATCCCCGAGCCGACGCCAGCCATGCGCATCGGCAGCGCAGTTCACACCCATGTGCTCGAACTGCACAAATGGGATGCCGAGTATGCCATCGCGCCTGATGGCCTTGACCGCCGCACCAAGGCAGGAAAGGAAGCATGGGCAGCGTTTGAGGCTGAGGCCAACGGCAAGACCGTGCTGAGCCGTGAGGATGCCGATCTTGTCATGCACATGGGCCGTGCCGTGCTGAGCCATCCGGCTGCAGCGATGCTGCTGAACATGGATGGCGAGGCCGAGACCACGCACATGTGGACGGAGCCGACCACCGGGCTGCAGTGCAAGTGCCGGCCGGACTGGCTGACCAAGCACGGCATTATGGTCGATCTTAAAACCACCGAGGATGCGAGCCCTCGGGAGTTCCGGCGCAGCATCGCTAAATGGAGATACCACTGTCAGGCCGGGTGGTACACCGCGGGCTTGGAAGCTGCCACTGGCATGAAGCCTGCAGCGTTCATCTTTATCGCAGTGGAGAAGAAACCACCGTTCGCGGTTGGTGTCTATGCCGCTGATGAGCAGATGATCGAGCGCGGCTACGAGATCGCCATGCGCGACCTGCAGACGCTGGCGGAGTGCAAGGCATCAGGCCACTGGCCTGCCTACAGCGATCGGATCGAACCGATCAGCCTGCCGGCATGGATGACCGGCGAGGCCGCCACACAGACCACTGAAATCGAGATGTATTGATGACTGACAGCACAGCACTCACCACTACCCAGCCCGCGGGCTCCGTCTTCTCGGGGATTCAGGCCTTCGAGGACGCCCAACGGATCGCCAAGGCACTGGCCAGCAGCACGCTGATCCCGCCGCAGTTTCAAGGCCAGCAGGGGTTCGCCAACTGCTTGGTCGCGCTTGAGATCGCAAATCGGATGCGGATGAGCCCGTTTCAGGTGATGCAGAACCTGCACATCATTCATGGCCGTCCAAGCTGGTCCAGCCAGTTCATCATCGGCCTGATTAACGGCTGCGGGCGCTTTAGTCCGCTCCGGTATGAGATGAGCGGCACGGGCGAAAGCCTGGCCTGCTACTGCGTGGCTACCGAGCTGAGCAGCGGGAAGGATCTCAAGGGTCCGACCGTGAGCATGACCATGGCCCGGAAAGAAGGCTGGTCCACGAAATCGGGCTCCAAGTGGGCGACGATGCCTGAGCTAATGATCCGCTACCGGGCCGCGGCCTTCTGGGGTCGGCTTTACATCCCCGAGCTGCTGGTTGGCATCCAGACGCAGGAGGAGGTGGTCGACATTGAGCCGGTAACCGTAAGCGATCAGGTTGCTGATCTCAACGCTGCCATCCCCGAGCCGGCACCTGAACCTGAACCTGAGAGCGATGAACTCTTCTGAATACCTGACTGCCACCCAGCTTGCGCAGCGTTGGGGGTTGCACCCTGACACGCTGATGCGCTGGCGCAAGGCAGGCAAAGGTCCGGCATATTTCCGCACGCCGGGCTTCGTGCTCTACCCATTGGCCGGGGTGGAGCAATACGAACAGGCCAACACCACTACCAACGAACAATCATGAGCTTCAAGTTGAATCTGAGCATCTTCAAGTCGACCAAGCCTGATAGCAAGGTGGACTTCACGGGGATGATGAACATCAAAGTTGAGGAGCTGGATGCGCTCTGCCGCTTTGTGATGAGCCAGACGCCGGATCAGTACGGCAGCGTCCAGGTGCCGATCAGCGGCTGGAAGAAGACCAGCCAGAAGGGGCTGGCCTATGTGAGCGCGGTGGCGCAACCGCCGCGGGACTGGGTGGATCCTGGCAGTGCTGCGCAGAAGCTGGCTACGGCCACCGATGGCGTGGTGCTGAACATCGACACCAGCGACGACATGTTCTGAGCTACATCAGCTCCAGCTCGAGGCGGGCGATCTCATTGACCGCCTGCTGAAGGAGCTGCTGCTGGTAGTGAGCTTGCTTGAGGAGAGCAGCCGCCATGATGCCTGCATCCGGGCTTGAGAGCAGGGTGCGGGCTTGTTTTTCTAGCTCGAATTGCTGTTCTGGTGAAACCTCGACCAGCATCCACTCACCGAACTGCATTGTGCTAGACCAGTGGGGTACACCAGCACGATAGCGGCACTGTGAACTGTCCCAAATGCGGCAGCGGCCGGATCTTGGCCATTGCGACCAACGGGCACGAGGTTGACCGGGTGACCAGGAAACGCAAATGCGATAGCTGCAAGCATGTGTGGTACACGATCGAGCTGCCGGTCCATACGGCAGTGGTCGGCTGGGAACGGTTTGGCGCCAAGGGCCAGAGCAAGCCAGTGCTGCGGGTGCCGGTGGAGATCGCGGTGGGCACCGAGGCCGTGTGAAGAACTGTCACACGGGGTTGGCATGTGCCCCGGATGTGGGGCATGATTAGTGCATCGGAGGGAAACGCCTCCACCGCACTCCAAGCCATGACCACCGCTACCGTCCAAATCCAGTCCGTCGGCCGCTGCAACGGCAAGCCCGCTGGCCAGCTGCAAGCCGGCGACGTGACCATCTGGAACTTCGGCTACACCCACACCTTCGTGGGCTTTGCCAAAGAAACCAAAGCACAAGTGATTGCTCAATTCGCCAACAAGGACGGCAGCATCTGGGAAAAGCGCATGGGCAAGGATCGCCTTGTTGCAATCGTCTGAGCCCTCCGGGGCTCCCATCCACCTATCTCATCACCGCCATGATCACCCGCATCAACAACGCCATCTGCCTTCTGGTCGTCGCCGCCGTGTTCGCCATGATCGGCATCGAGGCAGGCAGCCAGTCCAGCGCCACCCACAGTGGCAACCAAGCCTATGTGGAGGTGCGCAAGTGAGCCGGCCTACATATTCGGATCTACAAAAAGCCTTGTTTGAACTGCATGATTTGATTGGCGTTTCGCTGACCCTGAAAGAAAGAAAGGCAATTCAAGATGCAATGCACGAATTGTTTGTGCAAGAAATGCTTGATAATGTGGGCACTGATTGGATTAGACAAAAAGGAGTAATTCGGAAGATAGTGGAGCAGTTTCTATGACTTTCCCCCGCCGCTTTTACTTCACGATCAAGGCCGCCAACGTGGTCGAGTGCGTGCAGGCGCACAGCCTGACGGAGGCCAAGCTGATCGCCGCCGACACATGGCTCCCTTGGTGGAATCAGATCGAATGGCTCAACCCTGAATCCGTTACTGATCCCAATGTCCATGCCTAATTCGGCCGCAGCACGCGCCCGCCTCTATAGCCTGCTTGAGGGCAGCAACACCTTCAAGGCTGGCCAAGCGTCAGAGCGTGATCGTCTCCGATTGTTGATCGACATCCGCATTGATCAGCTACGGGGCATCACCGGCATCAAGAACCGCGACCAGCTTTGTGCTGAGCTGCTTCATCTCCGCCAGTACCTCAACGAATGAAAGCCACCTTCTTGGACGATCAACGCCACGAAATGATCGAGGCGCTGTACCGGGCCAGCGGTCGCACATGCGGCACCTACACCGGCCTATGGGAGGAGTTCGCCCGCGACATCGCCGCGAACTTCCGCAACACCTATTACCCGGAGCTGTTCGCGAAGGTGGTCAAGGCCATGGATTTGACCGAATCAGTGCTGACCGAGAAGCAGGCGCAGCAAGCGATCGAAGTATGCCGGCAGCATTTGCTGGGGGCCAAATGGTCATAGCCGCCAGGATCCGCAACCGCACGCTGAACATCCGCGTGACGGACGAGGAGATCGCATTAGCCCGGCGTATCGGCAACGGCAACGCCAGCCACGGCTACCGCCTTGCTATCCGTTGGATGGCAGACCGCTCGATCAGTGGTATCCCGCTCAGCACCATGCTGCGCGCTGCTGCAGAGATGGCGGCCGACCTTGAACGTCTACCCAAGCGAGGAGCGCCTCCCCGTGCCTGATCCGGTCAACCACCCGCCGCACTACCAAGCGGGCACCGTCGAGGCGATCGACTTCATTGAAGCTGTAATCAGCGATGCGCCGCACATGGTTCCGGCTTACTTGCAAGGCCAGGCGCTCAAATACATGATTCGCATGTGGCTCAAAGGAGACGCATTGGAAGATGCACGCAAAGCGGAGTGGTATCTGCAACGACTAATTGCCAAGATGGAGTCATGCTCGAACATCTCCGGCTGAATTGGCTTGAGCGTCAGGCGCTGCGGATCCTGTGCCGCAGTGATCGCATTGGCCTACTGGTGCTCAAGCCCCATGGCTCGCGGCTGGTGTTTGTCGTGCGAGATCAGACTGATCCCATTGACATTACGGATGCCGATGAGCCAGTGACGATGCAGCTAGAACGGCTGTATCACCAGCCGAGTTACGGCGAGGATGAATGATCAGACTGCACGGCGGCCGCTTGTTGCTGGTCTGCGACCGTGCTGATCGAACTTGGCACGCTCGGGTAATCCTTGGACCGAAGCCCGAGCACCAGGTCGAGATTGATACCAAGACCATCCAGCTGCAGGAGGCATTGCAATGTGCCAATGAGATATTTGCCATTGCCATTGCAAGCATCAGGCCACCAACCGCGCCGGTGATGTGTTGGGATTGCCAACAGTGGGAGATGACAACACAGCGATGTGAGCTGATGATCCCTGAAGCCAAACGTAGTGGCGGACGCTACGCAGTGGTATGTGAGATGTTTGATCGAGCATTGGATTCGCCAGACTGATAGAGGCCGATCTGGTGCCGTGTCAAAGCGCGAATGGAACACGCCTGTGCGGGCTGACTGGTGCCCGCTGATCCATCAGGCGCTGCAAGCTGTTGACCGCCACAACACGCTGTGGTTTGTCAGCCGCGACCCATTTCACCTGCGGCAGGCTGAATTGTTGCGCGATTATGTGCGCGACCTCAAAACATGGATTCATCATGAGGAGGCACGGCAATGCTTGGACCTGAAGTGATCAGCCGAGATGACCGCGACGGCGGTTATATCGAGACACTGCTGCCAGCGGAGAAGGGCGAGGTGTATTACCGCAGCTGCGTCGGTGGCGTGTGCCGATATTCAAGTGACTGGTTTCAGGCGGAGATATACCTTAATCAGATGCTGCGGCCTGGTTGAGCCACTGAGCAATGGCCCATTCGCGGCTGGCGGACCAGAACGGCTGCTGGCGATACCACTCGAAGACCGGCTTGTGGCCTTTCTGGCTGTTGCACATCAGGCAACAACTCACAAGGTTTTCACGGACGGTCAGGCCACCGTGGACCTTCGGCACCACATGGTCAAGGGTGGGGCTACGGCCAAGCGGATCGCCGCAGTAGGCGCACTCCCAATTCCAAGCAAGGTGGATCTGATCACGGGCGGAGCGCCGGGTGACCAGGCGCGTCTCATCAATGTGGGTTTGATCCACTGAGATCGACCGGCAGGGGAACGGCGTTGACCTCTAGGTCGAGGATGTCTTCATCGCTGGGTAGGAACTCAGCGATGTGTGCGTAAATATCAGCCGGCAGCTCCTCTGGATCGGTTTCGGAGCGCACCACCAGCTTGGCGGTGATCTCCACGATGAAGGCCCGCATGGGCAGCAGCCCCGGCTGGCTTAACGGTAGCGAGCGTGACAGCGGATGCAGGTTAGGCTCGTGCCATGAACTACGCCCTCCGCATCGGTCCGTGGCACATCGGACCGTTCACCACTCACATCGCTGCCACCACCTTCGCGGAGCAGCATGGCTGCGACGATTACACGATGATCCCGATGGATGACCCAGCTGAAGCACCGGCCAAGATTCACCGTCTGCGGGCGGAGCTAGCCCTTACTGCTGGTGACAGCTAGATCGTGCTGATACCGGCCAGTAAGCGCATAAGAACGCTCCGGTGTGCCGCTGACCAACAGGAACTTGCATTGGCCGATCAACATGCCCGGCCACATCGGCAACGAACAATGCTGCCTGTTGTTGCGCAACTCTAGGGTGGGGCGGCCGCAGTAGCCCGGATCGAACCACCCGGCTTCGGCATGGTCCCATCCTTCCCGAGCGCGACTCGACTTGAGTACGAACTGCGCACCGACATGATCGGGCAGGTGGAAGATTTCCTGCGTTTCAGCCAGGAACCACTCACCGGGGTGAATTAGAAACGGATTCTCGCGGCTGTATTCACAGAGTCCAACGATCTGCAGGTCGGGACCATCCTCCT